CGACACTTCAGCGCTTATCGACACAGGCACGGTGCGGAACTCGGACGCGATGGCCGTTCCGAAGATAAAGGGTGTGGAACCAGATGTGAGTGGATCGGTCTCAACATTTGAGCTTGCCCAGAAACAACGTACGTTGTGGTGGGTGACGTTCGGGGATGAGACTGTGGTGTACGCGGCGGCGATTCACGAGAATCTAGGAGGAAAATTCTCGATCAACACAGGGATCAACCCCAATGCTCGAGATCATTTCCTCTACCATTCGTATCTGGAACACGAGCCCTATATCTCTAAACGAATCGTGGATCGGATTCAGGGTCAGATTACGAAGGCAGGAATCACGGGGGCGTTGATTTCCGCACAAGCTGAGGCAATGGCGAAGACATTTGGCCGAGGACTGGGGACAGGGGTAGGGGTGCCGCGATTGGTAAAGGCGGGAGCAAGATGAGCACCCTAACTGAGTTGGGCGCGCATCTCGTGACGAAGAATATTGGTGCCCTGGGCACGTCCCTGTTCCTGGACCACATGCCGATGGGAGTCGAGAACGCGGTGTCGGTGGTGCATATGTCTGCGGCATCCCCGATTCGGGCCATGGGCGCGTCGTTGAGTGCGCCGGTTGCGGATGTGCCTGCGATTCAAGTTGTGGTGCGGAATGCGAGTCACTCTGACGGAGAGGCGAAAGTCAAGGCGGTGATTGACGCGCTCGATTTCTATAGCGGAACCCTGGGGTCCACAAAGTACTTGTTGGTGACCCTGGAATACGGACCGGTGTACGTAGGCCTGGACGAGAACAATCGCCATCGGTGGTCGATTGCGTTTCGTGCCGTGAAGAGGCGGTCGTGATTCACGACTTGATTATCAAGCAGTTGCTCGCCACACGCGCCTCGGCGGAGGCGCTGATTCAGAGCATAGACATGTTTCAGGCTTTGACTCAACAGGAGACACCTGGTGCTGGGATTGCGCCAGCGCCTCCGCCGATTTCTCCGTCCCTGGAGGGGGTGACCGACGGTTGCCTCCATCCCCTTGAACATCAGTTACCGACGCCGACGATGGGTAACCTACATCGGAAGATGTGCGGCGTGTGTGGAAAGGAGATTCCACGTGAAGACGTATAAGGTCGTCGGCACGACTTCTATTGACGCCGACGGGCCGCATGTCCCTGGTGACGTGTTCGAGGCCGACATCGCGCCCACTGTCGAAGCGTTTCTCACCCAGATCGGGGCCATTGTCGAAGTGGCACCGCCTGTCCCAGACGTACCAGTGCCGGAGCCTGAGCCCGTCGTGGCTTCGTCTCGGCGTCTATTCCGTAAGAAGGAGGAGGAGTAATGTCCACGTTGGTTATCACGGACGCCAAGGTTCTGGTTGGCGGGTACAACCTTAGCGCATTTCACTCGTCGTGTGAGATGACGTACGAGGTCGAGATTCTGGACGACACGACGTTCGGGACGAGCGGAACGCGGTCGGCCAAGCCGGGGTTGAAGACCTTCTCGTTCACGGGCAACATGTTCTGGGACACAGCGGTGGACGAGATGCTGTTCAATCGCATCGGGGCCACACCCGCAGTCATGAGCATCGCGCCCGTGGGCAATACTGAAGGCGACCGGTCCTACTGCTTGAAGGGTGTGGGTGCGACCTACTCCCCGGCCAGTGGTGAGGTCGGTGCCCTGATGCGGACGAACCTGGACGCACGCGCGGCCGGGACACCGCTGGTGCGGGGCCAGTTGATGGCGACCGGAGCCAAGGCCGCGACCGGTACTGGATCCGGGGGTCTGTATGGTGCCGCCGCGATAGGCAAGCGCATTTACAGCGCCCTGCATGTCACGGCGATTGCGGGAACGGCCGTGCCAACCTTCACCGGCATTATCGAGTCGGATGACGCTGTAGGCTTCACCTCACCCACCACGCAGCTGACGCACACAGCCATGACCGCGATTGGGGCAGACTGGAAGGAAGCCAGCAGCGGGGTGGGCGGCATCACCGACACCTACTGGCGCGCCAGCTGGACCATCAGCGGCACGAACCCCTCATTCACGGTGTACTGGACTTTCGGGATTCTCTAAATTCACGGCTAGGCTAGGAGGACAGTAACATGGCAACGATGGTGTATACCGACGCCTTTGTGATGATCAACAGCGTCGATCTGAGCGATCACGTGAAGTCCGTCACCCTGACCTACGAGGCGGAAGTGCTGGACGACACGACCATGGGCACGAGCGGCACACGGTCGGCGAAGGCCGGTCTGAAGAACTGGACCCTCGAGGTGAATTTCCTCCAGGATTACGCGTCAGCGAACGTCGATGCCACGCTGTTCCCGCTGGTGGGTGCGGTGCCGTTCCCGATCCGGGTGCGGCCCATCAAGACCGACGCCATCAGCACAACGAACCCCGAATACCAGGGCAATGCCATTCTGGCCTCGTACCCGCCGCTGACGGGCGAGGTCGGGGCGCTGGGCACGGCCACCGGTTCCTTCAGGGCGGGTGGTGGGTCCGCGTTGGTCCGCGACGTGACGCCGTAACGTAAGCGCCACCGGACGGGGGCTTAGCGCCCCTGTAGGCGCATGTCATGGGGCGGGGGGTGTCCCGGTAACCCCCCGGTCCCGAAAACGGCCGTACGGCCACTGTAGCGGTCCGCATGGGGTGGGCCGCTACCCCCCGTTCCGGTCCGTGGAACCCTACCAAAGGAGGGTGTCGTTATGTTGGTTGAGCAAACCCCGTTCACACTGTTCGAGTCCTTCGAACGAGACAAGAACGGCGTCACCAAGCGCCGGTCCCTTCGTTTCGACCTCAATGCCCTGGCCGATTTCGAGCAGGAAGTCGGTATGGGCATCGCCCAGTTGATGCAGACCAAGGCTATCTTCGCGACCACGCGTGCGTTGCTGTGGGCCGGATTGAAGCACCAGGACCGTGGGCTGACCGTGGACCGCATCGGTGATTTGATCGGCACCTACATCAAGCAGGGCGGGGATCTGACCCTGGCCCTACAAGCCGCATTCCAGGCCGCAGTAGAGCAGGGTGCGCTGGGATCCCCGGACAAGGTCGAGGAGACCCCCCAGGGAAACGCACCCGCCCCGGCGCTGACCATCGTGCCGCCACCGACCCCGACACCGGCACCGGAAGTCGTCGAGGGCGCAAATACCGGAAGCTAGGGTTTCGGTGGCGGAACTGGATCACGGAGAATGAGCCCTTTGCGTTTGGGCCACTAGCGCTAAAGCCAGGGGAGTTCCGGACAATGACACCGGCCGAGTACGGGGCACTGTACAAGGGGTGGTTGTGGCGGACTCGTACAGCTGAAGACCGTGATTGTATCTGGTCCTGTATGATCATCAATCACATGGGCACGCTCAAAAATCCGCTGAATCCGGTTCGGATCCTCGGTCGGCCGCTGACCGGTCTTCCTAAAGTGGGTGACGACTGATGGTTGGTGGAACAAGCGTCGGATCGATTTTCGTCCGAATCGGCACAGACGCCTCTGGGCTGGTCACGGGATTCCAGCGCGCAGAACGCGAGATCGAACGGTTCGGGTCTCGCGTTTTCTTCCTGGGATCCCGTATGACGGCCGGGGTCACGCTCCCTATCATCGGGGCGTCGATGGCGATTGGCAAGTTCGGATCCGAGTTTGACAAGGCCATGACCGAGTCGTTGGCCATTATGGAGGGCATCACGCCCAAGATTCGGAAGGACATGGAGGCCGTGGCCCGGTCCATTTCCGAGTCGTCCAAATACACGGCCAAACAAGCGGCCGAGGGGTTCTATCATCTGGCGTCGGCGGGGTATTCGGCATCCGAGGCGATGGCGCTGTTGCCGATTACCACCAAGTTCGCCCAGGCCGGGGTCATGGACCTGGCCAAAGCGACGGAGTATCTGGCCGGTGCCCAGCAGTCCCTGGGTATGCGGATGGAGGATCCGATTGAAAACGCCAAGGAGATGGCGCGGATTTCGGATGTCCTGACCGAAGCGAACAACCGGGCGCTGGGCACCATTGAGGACTTTGCCCAGGCCATTACGAACAAAGCCGGTGCGCAGCTTCGTATCTACAACAAGACCGTGGAAGAAGGCACGGCCGCGTTGATGGCGTTGGCGTCCCAGAACGTCAAGGGCCGCTTGGCCGGTCAGCAGTTGTACATGGTCATGCGCGACCTAGCCCGGTTCGCGTTGGCGAACGCGGGCGCGTGGGAAAAATACGGCATCTCGGTCTACGACGCCGCTGGCAACATGCGGAACATGGGCAGTATCATCGTCGATGTGGACAAGGCGATGGACAAGATGTCCGTGATTGAGCAGACCAAGATGTGGAAGGCGTTAGGCTTCACCGACCGGACCCGTGCCGCGATCCAGTATTTCCGGGGCATGGGCGCGGAGATGAAGAACTATGAGAATGCGCTGAACAAAGCCGCTGGAGCCACGCAACGTGTAGCCGATAATCAGATGAAGGCGTTTGCGAATCAGTTGCAGGTTGTCTGGAACAAGATTCAGAATGTCGGCATCGAGCTGTTCAACGCCTTTGCCCCGGCTCTCCTAAATATTGTCATCCCCGCAATCGAGCGGATGATTGAGCGATTCTCGAATTTCTCTAAGTGGGTATCGACCTGGTCGGACCAGACCAAGGCATTGACGCTGATTTTCCTCGGACTAGCCGCCGCCATGGGACCGGTGATCACCATCATGGGGTCACAGGTGCTGTTCCTCAGTGCCTTGATCGGTGGGTTCTCGGCCGTGGGTACGTCACTTCGGGCCATGACCAACGGGGTCATTATTGCGACCAAGGCCTGGAACGATTATGCCAAGGCGCAGGGGGCCGTGACCCTGGCGCAGTCGTTTGCGTGGGCGTCGAGTGCGGCGGGGGCGACATCGGGAGTGGCCGCGAGAGGGTCCGTTACGGCAGGTGCAGCCGTGGCAGCAGCCACAACAACCGGGGCATTAGGACCAGGAGCCAAGGTTGCCCTCGCGAATTGGTTAAAAGAACAGCAAGCAGTTCGGGCCGCGCAAATCGCGTACATCACCAAGGCCAATGCCGAGTGGAAGGCCATGGCCAAGACCGCGTTCACCGTGTCCGAAGCGGCCATGATGTCCGGGAAGTCCATGACGGCGGCAGAATGGGGAGCGGGGGCGTATTTCACCTCCCAGATTGTCGGTGTTCCCAAGGCATTGACCACACGAAGTAAGGAGTATCTGGCGGAACTGAGCAAACTGACGAAGGCGAGTCAGGAGGCGACGGGGATTCTGTCCAAGGAAGCGGGCAAACACGGGGGGATTCTAGCCGGCATCGTGGGCGCTACACTTCGTATTTTCTCACAACTTGCTCCTGGATTTCTTCTGGTTGTAAAAGGAATCGGAGGGCCATTAACGGCGCTGGTGACGACCATTCGTTTGTTCTCGGACAGCTGGTCCGAGGCCTTTATGACGTTGTGGAATGTCACCATGCCTACGGTCAATCAGTTGATTGGCCTGTTAAAGGGGCTAGGTGCCGCAGCAAAAGATGGGCTAGACAAACTCATTGGAAAGGATACGCTCGCCGATATTAACTCTTCCATTGGGACGTGGGACGAGTGGAAGACCGCTATGGCGGATACCTGGGACGTGGGGTTCCGGTCGATTAACTCGCTTGTGAAGGAGTTCAACACGCTTCAGGCGAAGATGCGGGAGACCACGTACATCTACATCCCCCTCCTTTCTGAAGCGTTGATTGCATTAGGGAAGAGCAAACCGACCGCCCCGGACGGTGTCTCCCCCATTGCAGCTGGCCCATTCTCGATGGCCTTCGCGTACGCGAAACAGTTGACCGGGGCCAAGTCGATTCCAGATTTCTTTTCCTTGATGACCTACGGGACTGAGGGAGGTCAAGCACGCGTCGATGAATCGGCGCGTGCCGCCCGTGCCGCGTTCGATAAGCAGATGATTGACTTGTATGGGGCCAGTGGTTCGCTGTCATATGCCGGCAGTACGGGGGGAAAGCCTGGGGGTGTCCCGTATCAGAGTACCACAGCACTAGGGGGCTTACCCGCCCCGGATATCTTTACTCCAGGATACCTCAGTTCAACGTACGAGGCCATGGGAGGAAAGGGGGGCACGACCGGAAGCTTTGCCGTGACGGGTCTTCCGCAACTGCTTTCCGGGTTTGAGAAAGCCGGCAAGATGCCGGAATTTATGAAGGAGGTCAACAAAGTCCTTTGGAGACTTTCCAAAGCCAAACCGGAAGAGCGACAAGCCGCCGTCATGGAAGTCCTTAATCGGTATGCGGCCCAGACGCAGCCGGGTGAATTTCCGGAGGGACTGCAGAAACCAGGCCGTGCCGCACCCGTGGACCGGAATCTGGAATCCCAGAAGAATTACTTCAGCGAATACACGACGGGACAGACCCGTGACCTCAAGAACATGGCCCAGGCCGCGACCGATGCGGCGGCATTGTTCTTTGCCGAGTTCCCTGACGCGACCACGATTCCGCTGGAGATGTCCGAGCGGATGTGGCAGGACTACAAGAAATTCAAGGACACGCTGGCACCGGGGGAAATTACTGGCACCATCAAGGTCATGGATGACTTGACCGAGTCCTTCTGGAAACAGGAACAGGTCATCGCGGAGCTTAAAGCCATTGCCCCGTACGGGTGGTGGGGAACGATGGCCGAGGGGATGGAGGGGGTTGACAAGAAGGTTAAGGACTTGGTCAAGTCGTTTGATGACCTGGGCCTGAGTAGTGTTGCGCAGGTAATGAAACTTCCGACCGAATTCTTCCAGGACAATCAGGAAGCCATTGGGGAACTAGCGTCGTACTGGGCGACGGTGCCGGAACAGTTCAAGGCAACACGGCCCGAAATCACGGCCCTGATTGAACGGTTCGGGGCGCTGAATGCGGCTGGGAAGTTGATGGGGGATTCGTCTAAGAAATACTTCACTGACTTGATGATTGGCTTGCGAGACATGTCCCGTGATGCGTCCGCGAAATTGATGGATGCGGAAGGGCAGCTGGGGACATTCCTGGGCGGGGAATTCGCCAACAAGCAGATGAAGTACATGAAGCAAACGTGGTCGAACGCGTTTGACGATATCCAGAAGAAATACATGGCGATGGCGCGAGAAATCGCGGCCATTCCCATTGGCCCGAATCAGGAAGTGCAGATGGCGGCGGCGTGGAAGTTGTTGGATTCATGGAAAGCCACGATGCAGAAAGTCGTGGAAATTTCCGTACGGCAATTCCGCGCCAGTTGGGCGCAGGAAGCGGGGTATTCGCCGCGTCAGCAACGGGCCATTACCGGGATGCCGTACAGCACGCACGAGGAGTACGACCCGACGACAGGCGAGAAAACCACGGTCGTTGACCAGGAGGCGTTTGAGCGCCTAAAGAAATACACGGAAGCTTGGGGGCAACTCCACGCCAACATCGAGGAAGCGTTTACCATTCTGAGTAAGTTCGGAACCCTGGTCGGGAAACTTGGTCTTACGTCTCTCGGGTCAGGCATCACCCAGGCCGTTTCTGCTGGCTCGACCATGCTGACCGCTGTCAAGCAGTTCCGGTTGGCGTTCCCTGCGGATGGACCCAAGGATTGGGCCGCTGGGCTGGCCGCAATGCTGGACATGGCCTTGGCGGTGGTGGACGCCTTTAACCAGATTTCGCAGTCTGCCAGTAAAACGTCTCGTACACTCCAGGGGGCCGCATCCGGGGCGTCCATGGGATACGCGGTCGGAGGGATCTGGGGCGCGGTGTTCGGGGGGATCGGGGGCGCAGCGTGGGGGGCCATGTCGGACGATCCGATGTGGAAGCAGGTCCAGGATGAAGTACGGGAAAAGTTCGGGACCGCTATCAGCGAAGGATTGGCGCAGGGACTCGCGGATGCCATGGAGAAGCCTATCGTCGGAGGCACGGTCCCTGGCATTGCGGGAGAGACCCTGTATAGTCAGGCGGCTGTACAGTTTCTAAACCTCGATAAGATTATCGAGGAACAGGGGGGCGTGAAAACTTCGACTATCGATAAATGGACAGGGGAAGCACAGAAAGCGATTGCGCTGTACGTTGAAGGACTTGAAAAATCTATCGAGTGGGCGTATAGCGAAGCGCAAAAGTATATCGCATGGGGGTTAGACCCCGCCCCCGTCCTAGCCCAGATGAATCAGGACATTATCACGGCGGTTGACTGGCTGCAGGAGACCTTTGACCGTTCCTTCCCTCTCCTAGCGGAAGCGGTGGTCAGCAGCAATAAAATCGCCTCTCAGTCATTCCTGGACCTCATTGCGGCGATGCGGGCGACCGGGATTGAATCCAAGGCCTTGACTGAGTTCATTTCTAGTCAACTTACTCGAGCGATGACCGCGTGGGCCAAGATCATCGCGCCCCTGGTCACGATGGCCTCCGGGATTGCGGAGGCGCGACAGGAGTTGATCGACTTCAATAAGGAGATGGAGGGGTCTGGTAAATATGACCCCAAGACCGGGAAGTACGGTGAGCTTGGTGTTGAGGACCAGACACGGTTGGATGCCATCAACAAGAAATTGAAGACCATCAAGGAAACGGTCGCGGATGTGACCAAGGACTTTGAGGCCTTCAATAGAGAAATGGAACGGGCAGGGAAATACGACCCAGCAACCGGCAAATACACGGGCTTGGGGATTGGGGACCAGAAGGACCTAGACGCCCTGAACGCCCGATTGGAGACCGCGAAGAAGAACACGGCCAACGTGTCGAAGGAAGCGGAACGGATGGGCCGGTTGCTGACGGCCGCGTTCAACGGGGCCATCAAATCGGGGCTAGATTTCTTCTCGGCCATGGAGCTCATTGGCCCGAATCTGGATACGCTGATTCAGCTGTACAAGGATTTGGGCATCACGTCCGACAACGCGGCGTTGAATGCGTTGATGCACTACCGTGAGCTTTATGTCAAGAACAAGGAATTGGTGGAGGGGGTTCGGGCGCTGAACGAGATGACGCTGGCGTTGTCGAACCTGGGGGCGTTGAGCGCGGAAACGCTTGCGGATCTCGAGGCCCAGGGTCTGGCGATGTACGACCAGATGATCGAGGCCGGGTTTACCCAGATCGAGACTTTGACGATCATGGCTCCCTGGCTCCGCACCATCTATGACGCGCATAAGAAACTGGGCATTCCGATTGATGAGAACACACAGAAACTCATTGACCAGGCCCTTGCACTTGGATTGCTGGATGACAACGATCCGACCAGCATTCTGAAACAAGGATTTAAGGATTTGATCAAGGCGGTCCAGGATCTGACGAATGCGTTACTGGGCATTCCGAAGACGGTTGACACAACAGTCACCGTGACAACACGGCGCAGGGAGGAAGGCAACCCTGACCCTGACCCTGACCCAAAGGATCCAAAGGAACCTATCCCCCAGGCCTTTGGTGGCAGCTACTGGGTGGCGCAGCCCACGATGTTTGTCGCGGGTGAAGCGGGACCAGAATACGCGATGTTCAGTGGCGCGAATCAGACGATGGCGGGCCGGTGGGGGTCACGGGCATCTGGAGAGGAAGAGGATACGGGTTCGGGCAGTGCGGCAGCAGCCTCGTTCACGTTCAACATCACGGCCCTGGACCCCGTGGGGATGAAGAAGGTCGTGGAGGAAGAAATCGCCCCGATGCTGGTGTCGGTCTGGCGGCGGAACGTCAGCGGACTACGGACGGACACGCGGCGGGAGTTGGTCAATGATTGAAGTTCTGCTCCAGTATCCGGTCGATAATGTCGCGGGCAGCTACGCGACGGTCGGCGCGAACACGGGAACCGAGGACACTGATTATCCCGCTGCCTATCTGGCGGATGGACGACCGGGACGCCCCGCGAAACTGACGACGACCAGCGGATCGTGGGTGTTCAGTTATGCCAGCGCACAGCGCATTGATCTTGTGGCATTGGGGGCGCATAATGTGACCGCTGCCACGGTGGAAGGCAACGCGACGAACGCGTGGGGCGCACCGACGTTCTCGGCCGCGTTGACCATTCCCTCGGCGACGGCGGATGGTCACTCGGTCAATGCGTGGCGGGACTTGACTTCGGCACCTGGTTACGCGGTCGGCGGATTTCAGTACTGGCGTCTGGTGGTGTCGGGATCGGTGCCATGTGCGGTCGGGGAAGTGTGGTTCGGTGCAGAAAAGCGGACGGCCGTGCGGAATTACAAGTGGGGATTCACGGTGTCGGAAAAAGCCGCCACGATTGCTCATGCGACCGAGTTTTTGGTGCCCCATGTCTACGCCCTGGGGTCACGGCAGCGTCAGCTGGACGTGGTCTTCAATACCACGGATGCCGGGGCCGCAGCATTGTTGGACTGGTATCGGGCGATGAAGGGATCGGGGTTGACGGGTGTGCTGATTCCGAATACCGAGACAAATGACGCCTGGTGGGTGCGGCACGCGGCGGATTATGCGGACACGGTGACGTATGCGGACTACCGCGACGTGGCGATGACGCTGGTGGAGCACGCGACCGGCGTGCCGCTGTAGGAGGTTCCGATGGCGCTCTTGTTCATGGACTCGTTCGACCACTACGCGACCGCCGACGTGCTTGAGAAGTGGACGACTTGCTCGAATATTTCGTGGCTCACCGTCGGAGCCTACGGTCGCAACAGCACGAACGGGCTCTGGGTTACGAACGCTAGTAACCTCGGTTCGGTTCAGGCGACGGTGCTAGGTGGCGTGAGCGAGGTCATCTTCGGCACGGCGATCAAGCCGGTATCGTGGGCCGCGAGTCAGATGTGCGCGGTCATCTCGTTCGGGTCCGGGTCGGTGTGGGAGTGCGGCCTCGTGCTGCTGGCTGACATGACATTGCAGCCGTTCGTTGTCACCAGCGCGAACTTTCTCCCCGGTCAGGGGATCACCTATATCACCCTGCTTGGAACCCCCACAGCTGTTGGCTTGCAAGTAGGCGTCTGGTCCTATCTTGAAGTGCAGATGAAATGTGACGGGTCAACCGGCACCTGCGTCGTCCGGTTGAACGGAGTCGAGGTCAAGAACCTCACTGGGCTCGACACGCTCTACTCGTCGGCCTCGCTGACGCGCATCGGACTCGGTTCAGGCGGATCATCGCTTGGGACGTTCTACTTCGATGACCTCGTCGTCATGGACACGACCGGCGCGGCCAACAATGCCTTCCTTGGAGATGTGACGGTCTCGGCGCTGTATCCCAACGGGGCTGGGACGACGAGCGGTTGGACGCCGTCGGCTGGAGCCAACTACGACTGCGTGAACGAGGCCGCGCCGAACGACGACACCGATTACAACTCCACCGCTACCCTGAACGCGAAGGACACCTACGCGATGCAGGACTGCGCGGCGGGGGCTGACATCCGGGCGGTCCAGATCCTCGCCGCCGTGCGGAAGGGGGCCGAGGGTCCGGGGCAGGTGAAGCTGGTCACGCGGTCCTCGTCCACCGACTACGACGGGGCCGCGCAGGGCATCGGCGGCACGGCGTACTCCTACGTGCGCGAGATCCGCGAGACGGACCCGGCGACCGCTGCGGCGTGGTCGGAGTCGGGCTGGAACGCGGTCGAGATCGGGCTGAAGAAGACGGGCTGAGATGGCGTTCACGAAGCTCTACCTGACGAACCGCACGGCACCCTACACCCCGGCCACGATCCGGGGCGCGTGGGACGATACTGCCGGGGC